ATGGTAGAGCCGGCGCCGCGAACAATCGACCCAGCCAAACGTGAATGGGCATCAGCAACTGAACAGCAGCGATTCGACGTTCATTGGGCGCTGTCAGATGCGTTTGTCGACAATGAGGTCAACTACGCATTTATCGCGCGCGAAACCGAAGACTACGACCCACAAGAGATAAAGCGAATCCTCTACGAAGAGGTCGCACCTGTTTGCCATACGAATCTTGAAACCGTGATTCCAATGATCTGGTCTGCCTTCAACTCGGAGCAGTTGAAGGCAGACATAGCAGAGACTTTGAAAGCCCGGGAAAACAGCCGCTTTCGACGGCAGATAGACAAACTGCTGATACGTTGGCTGACGTTTCGATACAAATACATCTGGAAAGAGATCTCCAGGCATTATCGAAAGTGACCGACCCCATCGCTAGCCAATAGTTGACGACCGCCGCAGCCTCAAGGCCATACCAAAAACCGTTTTTGATGGACGCTTGGACTTGCGCTCAAGGACAGGTCACCAGCCACCGCAACTCGCCCTTCAGGATGGGACTCATCAGTGAAAGACTGTGCCAATCCTCGATCGATCTTCTGAAAACCAGATTCCGGTGACCTTACCGACAATGTCCTCAACGGCGACCTGCCCCATGAAGCGGCTGTCGTTGCTGCTATCGCGGTTATCGCCGAGCAAATACACGTGGTCTTTCTCGATCACCGTCTGCGGCGTTTGCTGATAACGAGGATCCTTCACGCGCTCTGGCGGCGCAAAGAACAACCCCATGTTTTCACCATTGCGAATGACCTTACCGTCAACGATCGACAAGGTATCGCCACCCACTGCGGCGACACGTTTGACCGCCTCCGTGCCGTTGTAGCGATAAACCACAATGTCGCCAACCTGCGGCGCGTCGATACGCATTTTGGTGACGATATAGTCCCCGATCGAGAGGGTCGGAACCATCGAGCCAGACGGAATGAAGTAAGTCTTGAACCCCAGAATCGGCCCTCTCAACGGCCCCAGCAGAACAAGCGAAACGATGATCAGCGTCACCACGTAAAACACATGGAAACGGGTGCTGGGACTGTCCACCGAACTGCCTTCTTTACGCGCCAACATCGCCGCCGCCGTGGCCGATCCCAGTTTGACCAGCACGACAAAAATGCCGAAGACATACAAACCGATTGGCGTCGTCGTTACTCCGCACACGCCAAGCAAAACCACACCGACATAGAGCAGCGCGGCAACCCGCACCGCCCATTTAACGCGACCGACATAAACCAGACCCCAGCCGGCCACCAGGCACGACATCACGAACGCTAGCAGCGGATTTTTACGAGTATTCATAAACTCTCATCGACGAGGTTGAAAGCAATCAGTGCTTCCGTGGGATTGCGGCGTTTTTAAACGCGGAGTGCGCGAAATGCTACTGAATGGCCATCATTCTGTCCATTTGGGTAAATGGGGTAACTCCCGCGCCTGACCCTCATGGCGACGGACTGACCGCCGTCGCCACAAAGGTCAGGATTTACGCCTTCAACTCGACGTTATCCAACGCCTGATTCACCGCCAACTCACCTAGCATCACCACCTGTGCAATGCCCAGCGCGGTTTTGCGGTGCGCAGGGTCGAGTGCTGCGGCGAAGTTGTTGAGCATTTCGGAGGCTGAACTCAGCGTCTCACTGGCATTGGCCAGCAGGGATTCCGAGTCGTACTTCGGGTTGGCGAGGTACATGCGCTCGGGCTCGTTGACGCTGGCCATGATGTGGTCGGCGGGAAGGAGGTAGTGATCGAGGGCGCGTTCGGCGGCTTCGTGGAGTTTTTTGGAGTTGAGGGATTGGTAGGGGGATGCGGGATCGCTTTCTGGTGGATTCGGGAACAATGGGGACAGATCTATTTATCGTCTAAAAATGAGCAAACAAATCTATCCCTTTCTACTGTTAGCGAGGCGTGTTAAACGCCAAAGTATCAAACTCAGAAAGATTCGACCGGTTTTTTGGTCTGCTCAACAAGCTTGTTCTCGTCAAGCTTCGGGAAAGAAAACTTGATCATGATGACCGATTCCTCACCCTCGCCCGTGACAATCAGGTCAGCCCCCCTGACATTCGCAGGCGCGGCTGCCATCAAACCAGAAACGCTAGGTGTCCCTTTGATCGAGGCGGCGCCCTCGATAAACGAATAGGTCAGATTATTGGCGTTTAGAGCGACACTTTCGTAGTTGGTGAGTTTAGCGGTGTACTCATCCTTGCTTTTAGCTTTAGCCGCCAGATCGACAAGATCCAGCATCGACTTGCCGTCAGCCAGTGCGACCAGACCGAACGACTTGGCCAGCGCACCGATAGCACGCCCGAACAGCTCGCGCTCATAGGGCGCGAACAGTGAAACCATAATCAGCTTGTCACTGCTGAACACCAGGCCAGCAGTGAATTTCTGATCAATGAAATCGACGTCATCAATACACCGAGCGGGCGCGCCCACCTCTTCCGAGCAATCATAGTAACCGCCAGCCTCGGTGTATTTCGTGATCGGCGTGTCGTAGCCGTAGCTCTTGAACAGATTTTCAGCTGCAACGGCACTCTGTATAGCGCCAACGAGGCCGCCCAGGCAAAGCACTAACGCATGGATTTTTTTCGACATGGATTCCGTTCCTGCAAGGATGTGGATATTGATAGCCACATGCTATCAATCCTCGATTGGATTTGTCTCGCTCAATCCAATGCAGGTTGAGCAAGCTCAGCAGGTCCAGAAGTAGGACGCTGTAAACCCACTCTGCCATTCCTGCCCCCAAGCCCCGTCCTCCCATTCCTGATAAACTCCCCAACCTCCCAGCCACACCGATTCCGTACCCCTAATGTCCCCTATTCCCGCCACACCCGCCCCACTCTCCCGCCGCTTTTCCGTCGCCCCGATGATGGATCGGACTGACACTTCTTTTACCTCCCGCAAATAAAGGGACGAACACCTTTCCGCCAGCCCGCGTACCAGTTGCGTACCAGTTCTGTTTTCCTCCCTCCCCCTCCCATCCCGTCTGCCGACCGCGTTAGCAATTTTTTAGCAGCGGTTCTCGGCTCCAATCCTGGCACTGTCTATCGTCGGCAAAGGCGAGCCTCTGTGATAGTTCAAACCGCGTGCATGAAAGGCCAGCAAACCTCCCCGTCTTCGCTTCGCCCCGTTTTCAGGTTGACCCTTGGGAAAAAGGTAATATTGGTAATTTCCTTTCTTATCGACGATAAAACCCAATAGAATCAATAGTTTAAGCGACTTATTCAAAGGTAATAAAAGGGTAATAGTGAAGTTAGAAAATTACCCTCAGTCGTAGTAATTTCATCCCCCTACAAAAGCCTTTAAAATCAAGCACTTAGCAAAATATTACCTCTTCCCTTACCTAATATTACCTTCAAAGGTAATATGTTGAAGCCACGTCCTATAAGGGCTGCAGCCATTTTTTCGCATCTGGTTACCAAAATTACCTTTTCCCCAGCCCCGAACTGAAATCAGCTTCCTCAGGTGCCCTGCTATGCTTCCCGCTTTCCGAATGGAGTCGAATGCATGACCAGCGAATACTCTCTTCCAGTAGTTCTGGAAAAAATCTACGAGAACCAACTCGCGCTCGAAGCTGCGCTGATGGAGTTGGTGCTCCTGACAGAACAACAAGGAAACGAAGCTACTGGTGAAAATGCTCGTTGTGCGCTTGAGCGGATTGGAGAAAATGCAGGTTTTATTAAGCAGGGCTTAGCACGGCTGATCGCGATCGAAAAGGATTAGGTTTTAACAGTCACTTTGCGCCGACTCAACTATCAAAAGCCGTGATAACAGAATGAACAATCATTACTTTTAAAAAGTCTCCAGGGTTACCACCAACTTAAAGTAGTGACAGCTCGCCTCACCCATGATAGTATTTGTAGGTTTATGCATATTTTTTAACAGGATGTGATATGCAGTTCTTAAAAATTAAAGATTTTTCTTGCATCAAATCCGCCGCACTCACGGTAACGCCACTCACACTTATTATCGGGCCCCAGGCCAGCGGCAAAAGTGTAATATCTAAACTCTTATACTTCTGCACTTCTGTTATTGAGAATCATGACAAACACATTGTCGATGATCGTCTTAGTATTGAAGCACTTAAAAAATCTCTATCGATGCAGTTTGCAGAGTGGTTCCCCGTTTCTGCATGGGGAGACAAACGCTTTATCATTGAGTTTCATTTACACAACTTTAAACTCCACATCACACGAGTTGCGAAGTCCGACAAGGTAAAAATCTTATTTTGCGACGATTTTACCCAACTTTACTCGGAGACTTTCGACAACTGCATGTCAATTCTGGAGCGCGAGGCAGAAAAGGATTCGTACGATTTTGATGTATCCTTTCAACTGAAGGAACGCACAACAGAAGTGCTCAGTAAGTGGCTTGGAAACTCGATAGTACATCATCAATTATTCATACCTGCGGGCCGCTCCTTCTTTACAAGTATAGGTAAAGCATTAGTAGCGTTTGAGCATAGCGGAATTTTAGATCCACTCACATTAGAGTTCGGCCGTCGTTTCTCATCCTTAAGAGAACGCCAGTTCCGGCGTATTGGTGCAGAACCCCCGGTAGGTCTTGCCGCAAAACTATTTTCCGAAATACTAGGTGGAACGCTAAAGTCGGAGGGTGGTAAAGAGTATGTCCAGGCTCCCGATGGGCGTATGATTCCCTTTTCTGCTTTGTCCTCAGGCCAACAAGAATTACTTCCGCTTGCCGTATGCATTAGGTCTTTGCTACCAAATGAGCAAAGCCCATTATTCGCAATGATGAGAAGCAAAAGATTAACCAGAAACATTTATATTGAAGAGCCAGAAGCTCATTTATTTCCTCGAGCTCAAAATCAGCTGGTTGAGATTCTTGCCGCCCTAGTAACGAAACGCAAATCATTGAATTTGCTCATTACCACTCACAGCCCCTATGTACTCGCCAAATTCAACAACTTAATAAAAGTAGGCCAATTGGCGAAGCCAAAAGGCGATAACAAGGCCCTAGCGGCCATCATCCCAGAAAGCTCATGGATTACGCCAAAGTCTACTAGCGCTTACGCAATAATTGATAATAAACTACACGAAATTATAGATGAAGACGGGTTGATCGCCGCTGATTACTTAGATAATGTTTCTGGTGATATTGCGCAGGAATTCAGCGAACTACTTGCATATGAGTTCGCACGATGACAACAAGAAAAACAAAGAAAACCAAAATCGATGAAAAAGTCGCCTGCCCTCACACAGAAACTACTAAAGTTTCAAAAATTCGGTTGAGTGATAAAGGTAGCCCCCGATACGCTACATTCTTGAATCCTGAAAAAGTCGTGCATACGACGCGTCGAATGGACGGCGGACTTGTGAAAAACTCGACTGCTGCTGATTGGATGATCTCGAAAACAGGTATCGGCGATATCGTTTTGGAACTAAAAGGATGCGATGTTGAGAAGGCCTTGGAGCAGGTCACAGCGACGGCTGGTTACGCTCGAGACAACAATTACTTAAGCAATAAGATTGCTGGCCTGGTACTTTGCACACAACATCCTGGAATTAGCACAAAAATTCAACGAGCGATGCAGTTATTTGCCAAAACCTTCAACGGACCTATTCATGTTCGAAATAGAAGTGGTGAGTTCGTCTTCGAATATGTCTTGAGTTTCAAAGGCCCCGACAAAGCTTAACAGTAGGAACCTTGTGAGTGCGTGAGAAACAGTTTAGGTTCCTTCGCACTTCGCAGAATATTGCGCTGCTCATACTGCGATAAATTCCGCTACGACGGATTCTTCCCAAAAGCAGTGCTGGTCAAATTTGAAACGCGCAAAATACCCAAAGGCCTGAATTTCCAAGGGAGCAAGGCTTGTTAACGTTCCTTTCAAATTACGTTAAAGCTTTCCTGATGCAAGCTATCGGAAATTAAAAAAGCTCCAAAACATCTTTTTTCGAACCGCACACCCTTGAAAACCGGGGGGTCTATGGATCGCTGGGGCAAACAGCGTTCTTATAGCTCTGTGAAGAGCAACCACACTTCTTTGCAAAACCTTTCACTACTTGAAAAAGCTACATCCCTCGTAGCACCCGCAACGGCCTTGGTGCAGATCTGATTTTCACAACCACCCACCGTTGCAAAAAAAAGCGAACCAAGGCCCGTCGGCGGGAGGGGGATAAGTGCTTTTTCGTCGCGTTTTTTATCCCGGCTTCTTTTTTTCGGTGGTCCCACACACAATACTCAGCATTGACGTGGTCATCATTGAAATTTCCTCCTGCAGCAAATGCCTCATCCACCTTCTGATCAACTGAGAGCTCTGAATTCTAAATGGGAAACTATTTCATCGACCATCTAACCGACATCGGCACCATCGCGACTATTCTTTCGCTTCTGGTCGCAGTAGCGGTACTTGCGTTCTCTGCGTTTAGATATGTGACTGTCCGCAGAGATGAGCTTCGCAACCAGCGATATGAGCGCTATCACTATCTCCTGAGAACCGTCAGCAGTGGCTTTGACGCTGCTGGTCCTCTGAAGCTAATGAGCCAACGCGCCTACATTTATGAGCTTCGTCATTTTCCTGAATACAAACTGCTGACCACCCGCTTGTTGCTATCCCTCTTGGAAGAGTGGAAGACAAACAGCCCATCCCACAATTTGGTGCTTGATACCGAAATAGCTGAAACAATTGCTGCATTTAAATGATGGCTGTTAGAGGGGAAGAATCAGCTCTGGCCCTTGGTTCCTTACACTCCCACTGCTCGATCCACCGCAAACCAGTAGGCTGGCACATGGTCCTGGCGAGCCCGCCGCGTATCCAGATCCGGCTCCAGCCATTCCCGAGCCAGCGCCGGATCGAGCACCAACGGCCTGCGGTCGTGGATATCCACCATCCCCAGATCACTCCGCTGTGATGATCACGTATCCGTCCTGGTCATTCGGCTCAAGCCCCGGTGTCAACTGCGCGAGCGCGCGGAAGAACATCGGCGCCTGGCTTTTCAAGCGAATGCGCGCAGCTACGACGCCAAGCCATTCGTGAAAATGGGCGCTCCCTACTTTCAGATCAGAGTCGTGCTACGCAAGCACGGCGTGCAGGTGTTCAGCAGCAACTACGCACTGTACGGCGACATGAGCGAACGGGTCATGAGCATCATTCAATCTATGGTGCCAACCGTCGAGGTGTACAGCATCGACGAGGCCTATGCCAACGGCGCTCTGGTTGAACTGCCTTACCCTACCAACGACGTAAGGCTGCTGACCAAAGCAGCAACCGAAGCGGTTCACAGACTATTCCGGCCGGGCTTCAAATACAGCAAGCAGAAGTGCTGCTGATGGATCTGCGGCAGCCTGGGGAAATTTCTGATGACCTGTTCGCCCGCTCACAACCCCAATCGGCAGAAAAAGGTTATGAGCGTGCTGGATGAAATTAGTCAGCGATGGGGGCGGGGAACGCTTCGCACTGGAAGCGTCCCGGTGACCCCTGAGTGGGGGGATGCGGCGGGAGATGATGAGTCAGAGTTATACGACACGAATAGATCAACTATGGGTAATCGGTAGCAAGTAAAAATTATCTAGTGCGCCGACGCACTCAGCTGACAGATGGTCGGGTATCCAGATCGTGGAAATCTCTTATTTAATTAAAGCCTGCTGCCCCTCCCTGTAACTTATATACCTAATCAAAACATCCCTAGTATATAGCAGCATCAAGTGTCTTTGCTCCCAAGTCATATCTGAAAGCTCTGCCCAGTTACCATGCCGTATTGGATCTGCGTGATCCTTCACGAGCCGATCAACCTCCTCCTTTGTAGTACCAAGCGCATCATGAAAACTTTTCCAATTGCTCGATTTATTATTGCTTCCGCCAATTGCCGTAGCTAAACTTTCAATAGCCCGAAAGCAAGAGTAGGCAGAGCCTGCGATGTCGTGAATTGCACGCGTATAATCAAGCATGGCAAATCTTAAGTACACATCCTTCATACCTAATTTAATAGCGGCCTCGTATACTGATACAAAATCCGGATGCTCCAAGCTCTCATCTCGCACACCTAATACGTCTACACCGCCCTCATAATTTAGGATCTGCGTAATTTCAACAACAAACCCACCGCCGCATGCCAAACCTAGAGCACTAAGAAAGGTTTGCCCATAATGCTCAGCAATGAGTCGCGCGCTTGGCAAACTATCAATGCGTGGATCGTCTACATGGATACTTAACTGCGAAGCCCAACAAAACAGTTTAATTGATGAAGTTTCATTACTTTGCGAGTATTCAGAAAACCTGACATCTGCGCGCTCAGGATAAACCCTGCCAATCGCAATAAACTTCATACCCCTCCCATGGAATCGTCAACCGTAAAGTCCTAGACACCGACAGCATACATGCTGCAAAGCTCATGAAAAGACTATAGAGTAACAGACGCTAACTCAGCAAATAGTATAGCAGCCGAGGCCGAATCTGCGGAAAACGAGGATGTTTGTGTAGGTATTGGAGATGATCCATGGGTATGAGAAGCTAATTCAAGAGATAGTTTCTCTAACAGCCTTAACGTTTCACACAACACTCTGAAGATATTTACGTCCTCTGAGCCTATATGATTTCGAGGCGCAGTTAGATATTGGCTTATACCGGCTGCGCTTTTACGCAAGCCCTCGATCCGCTCCTGCATGTCCCCGCCTACCGTGGCGTTGTGCTTTTGGCCCACGACTACGTTCAGATCCCGACCGGTCGCCTGGTGCAGATCATCGACCGCCGCCAGGCTCGCAGATCCGCCCGATAGAAGCTTGAGCGCTCCCAACGCTTCGATCTTCTTGATGCCACCCACAGACTCGGTCGAATGGTCGTCCACTGTCCTGGTGTGATTCTGGAAGGTTTCGGTATTGTCCAGGGCTTCGACCTCGCGCTCGATCGCCTTGTCCTGAATTTTCCCATCCGTCTGGCGCAGCCAGTTGCCGTCAGCGTCGACGCGCTGCTGGCAGGCTTCGCTGTGCTGCCACACTTGATCGCCCTTCGGCACCCGAGGAAGGCTCAGGCCGTGCGGCAGGATCTGCGTGATAAAGGGCTTGGTCGGCATCCCGTAGGCGAAGCTGACCACGACCGTGGTGCCCTCCTCCGGAAAGCCGAACATGCCAGCCTCTTGCCCGCCCATCGGCGCCGGCAGCGGCAAGCTGGTCAGGATCGGCAGCGCCGGATCTGGCTCGCCATCTGGCAGCAGCACCTCGACGTCGACGCCAAAGCGCGGCCGAAATTCATCGCACAGCCCAGGCGCTGCCGGCGCGTCCGGAACAGCCACCACACGGCCAAAACGTGGCAGGTGATAGCCACCGGTCAACTCTGGGAATTGGCGCGCTACTGCGCGTTGGATTGCGTCTTCCATCGGATAGCCATCTGATTGCCGGTGAGGGTCACACTGGTGATCCGCTCGCCTTGGTTGATTGATGCGCCTGGGCGCAGACCTGGTAGGGCCGCGATCATCGCGCTTTGATTGCCCTGGTAGCCGTCGAACAGTTCAGCCGGCAGCTGCAGCGGCGATCGAGCGCCGAAGAAGCTGTCAGCCCAACTGCCGACAAACATCTCTCCGTCACCCTGCTGCTGCCAAACGAAGTCAGCGATGCCGAACACGCTGGCCATGCTCTGCATCGCCTGGTAACCGGTGGCCAAGCTGTAGAAGTACGGGACCTTCACCTGGGCATAAGGCCGATCGGGCACACGAAAACGCAGCCCGGTCTTGTTGCTGATCTCCTCGAGCACAGCCTGCAGGTGAACATGACGCAGGTTCATCGGCAGCGGCTGGGCGAGGATTGCGGCGACTTCCCTGCAGAACAGCACCTGCTCGGTACTGTTCACGGCGGTCGACGTTTCCACGTAGCCGATAAAGTGGCGCTGCAGCATGCTCTCGTTGTAGCCGACATCCAGTGTCACCAGCCCCTTCAACGTGGCAGCGGCTTGGATGGTGAACGTGGCGCGGCCGGGGCCGGCCAGCTCCAGGCGAATGTCGTCTTTGACGACGGGATAGACCACGCCGCCGATCGTCAGCACCTTGTGCAGTTTCATGCTCATGGGACACCGCCCAGGTAGTTATCCAGCTTCTTCAACGTCGCCTCGAAACCCGTGAGCGCAGCGCCGGTACCGGTACCGGAACCATCACCGCCCGCCCCGGCATCGGCGCCGGCCACACCGCTACCCGGTGCAGATTGTTTGGTGACACCGTTGGCCGCCCGGCGCTGTTCGACCTTCTCCGGGTTCGACTGCTTTTCGGTCAAGGTGAACTGGACGGACCAGGCCGCGAGCGTGTCATCTTCTCGAGCGCTCACGCCCTCGGTGAATTGCACTTGGCGAATGCCAAAGGCTGCAGCCGTGTCGTTGACGATTCGATAGGTCTTGAGTTGCCCGCCGCCGGCGGTGCCTTCGGCCAGGCGCATCAGCGTTTTGAGCTGCGCCTGGTCGACAAAAGCAATCTGCATGGCCACGGTCAGCGTCTTGGGTTTGAAGCCGCCGTGCGCCTTCTCGCTGCTGCTGGTCTGGCCCGACAGATCGTCGCTCTCGATCCGCAGGTTGGCGGTGACTTTCATTCTTTTACCCAGCACTTGCTGGCCATCGAGCAGCAGCGTCATAGGCCCACCAGTTCGCGCACAAAGCTCAGTCCGGACAGCGATCCGACCAGCATCACACCGGACGACAGCACCCACTCATGCCCAGGCGCGTCATCGCGCAGCAGTTGCTTGCGCAGCTCGTCCGGCGTACCAGGACCGAGCAGACGTGCCCGCATGGTGACCCGAGCCTCATCGCGATCAACCTCAACGAATTCAGCGAAAGAGCTGCTGAACACAAACAGAAACTGGCGGACGTGGCCACCCTGCGTGACCTACTGAAAGAGTCCCGCTCGCACAAGTTTCTGGAAGCAAACAAGGCCGTACATAGCGCAGTCCGCGCAGCCATTAACAGCAGGACACCCTTGGCGCCGGGTCGCCCTACCACGGTCAAGTGCTGGATCTTCAAAGCGTGAAAAGGAGGCTACACCGATGCAAATCCAAATCTTTATGGGCAATGCCGGCGACGGCAACACAAGCAAGCTGCAGGAGGTCCAGAACCGGTTGGAAGGGATCGGCGAAAGCCAGCCGGTCATTCAGGCCGGTGCTTATGGGGTGGACGGACTGCTGCAGATTCTTGAGGTTCGTGCCGCAGGTGGCCAACGTGAAATCCTGGTGGACGCGTGCAGCCCACAGCAGATTTTGAGCGTAATCGAATGGCAGTCCTGCACTGAGGAAGATCCGAAGTACGCCGACCTGATCATTCACCTGGCCCGCCAGGACTGACGGAATAAAGAAGCGATGTCGAGGAGTTGCACCTCCCCGACATCAACCACTACCGAGGGCAACACCATGGAAGTACAGCACCAAAGCAGCAGTGATTCGAAGGCTAACACACTCATCAACGGTGACCCGCATGCTCGGCATCTGATGGCTATCAGAATCGTCGGTACAGCACTGTTTGATTACCAGGTGCGGAAAACCGAGGTAGCGCGGATCCGTCTCGAATGCCTTACCACTTTCGCCAAGGAATTGGGCGACATCGACGCGGCAGAGTTCGCTGTTGTCGCTCAACTACTGGCTGGCAGCTCAACAGCCAACCTAACCCCGTTTGATCGACCTAACTCACTCGAAGGAATCGCTCTATGAAAACGTTGTTTGTACTGATGGCTCAATACAATGGCCAAGTGGTAATTCCGCTGGATCGAGTGTGTCAGGATTATTTCACGCACCTGACAACAGACATGTTCCAACGCAAAGTGGGGGCCGGCCAGATAAAGCTCCCTATCACTCGCATGGAGCCGAGTCAGAAAAGCGCGAAAGGTATTCATATTGCAGACCTGTCGGCTTACCTTGATGAGCAGCGCGCTGCAGCAGTCAAAGAAAGTAACCAACTGAATAGCGCGCCGCGCAGCAGTTAACTCACTTCAACGTTTTGGCGCCCAGCTTTACGGGCGCCTGCAGAATGCGCTCGAACCACTCCCAAGTTGCATAAACATCCCCTCGCCCGCGCAGGTGGGTATAACGGCGCATCGAGTTCCAATCTCGATGTCCCGACACACTCGCCACTCGCGGAATATCCCAGTCCATTTCGAAAAGCCGGCTGACGCCTTCGTGGCGCAGATCGTGAAAGTGCAAATCTGCGATGCCCAGGATTTTGCAGGCCCTTGTCCAGGACGTGGACACGGATTCAGCGCTGTAAGGAAAAATCTCAGGCAACACTTTAGGCATGGTCTGAAGTATCGCCCATGCTTCTGGCGGCAAATGACACCAGACGTCGTTACCGATCTTCTGGCCTGGATTCTTCATGTCACGAACCAGCACCCGCTGGCCAGCTTTGTCCAAGTCATCCCATAGGATCCGAGTGATCTCTTCTTGCCTACGCGTGGAAAACAACGCGAAGCCAGTCAGCTTAAGCATGTTGATAGACGTTGGACGACGGGTTTGGATACTCCGGAAGTGCGTAAGCAGTTTGTCGAGTTCGTCCAGGGTTGGCCGGCGATCGCGCTCGCGGCTTTTCATGTTGTAACCGAGCTTTTTTAATACTCGGCGGGCGTCCACCATTGCATGCGGATCCACTTCATAACCCCAAGCGGGGCGAGCGATCGAGAGAACCGCGCCCAGGTGTGCGAGATCGTTGCCAGCGGTCTGGGGCTGAACACCCCCACCCTCCTTGCCCATGCGCCATAACGCATACTCGACCAGGTGCTGGCTGCTTATATCTCTGTCGTTCAACCTTCCCAGGTAGGACTCGCTGATCGCCTTCAACGTGCCGAGCTTAGTTTTCCCGAGAGGGCGCGCCTTGGTCATTTCGGCCAAGTAGCGATCGATCATTTCCTTGATCGTCGCACCAGGTCGGTTCGCCCGCTCGATCGCACCTGGTTCGTCCAGCTCGGTTTCTCTTTTACGCACCCAAGCCTGTGCGGCCTGTTTTCGGGCGAAGGTCTGACTCTCTTGGTAAACTTGCACCCCATCGCGAAACAGGCGTATCTGTGCCGTGTAACTGGTGCTGCCGTCGGTGCGTTTCCGTGCTCTGATCGTGGCCATAGTCAACTGGTACAATTGGAAAAGTGATTGGTACATTGTACCAACCGACCTTAGAAAACGCCTATTTACCCCCTGAAATCGGCCTAGAACACGTAGAGCAAAATGGTAAATAAATCAGCTATATACCCAACAAACACCGACTCTACGCTGTCTAGAAGGTTCTCCGTTGCGCCCATGATGGATTGGACTGACCGCCATTGCCGTTTCTTCCTACGCCTCCTGTCGAAGAACGCCTTGCTCTACACCGAAATGGTCACCACCGGCGCGCTCCTGAACGGCGATCACGAACGCTTCCTCCGTCACAACGAAGCCGAGCACCCTCTCGCGTTGCAGTTGGGCGGTAGCGTTCCGTTGGATCTCGCAGCCTGCGCCCGCATGGCCCAAGAGCACGGTTACGACGAGGTAAACCTGAACGTCGGCTGCCCAAGCGATCGTGTGCAAAACAACATGATCGGCGCGTGCCTGATGGGTCACCCGCAACTGGTGGCGGATTGCGTGAAGGCGATGCAAGACGCGGTGTCGATTCCAGTGACGGTAAAGCACCGCATCGGCATCAACGGTCGGGACAGTTACGCGGAGTTGTGTGATTTCGTCGGCACTGTCCGCGATGCCGGGTGCACGAGTTTTACCGTGCATGCGCGGATTGCGATTCTGGAGGGGTTGTCGCCGAAGGAGAATCGTGACATTCCGCCGTTGCGCTATGACGTGGCGGCGCAGCTGAAGGCGGATTTTCCGGAGTTGGAGATTGTGCTGAATGGCGGGATCAAGACGATGGAGGCCTGCCATGAGCATTTGCAGACTTTTGATGGGGTGATGTTGGGGCGTGAGGCTTATCACAATCCGTATTTGCTGGCGGAGGTGGATCAGCAGTTGTTCGGCAGTTCGGCGCCGGTGATCAGTCGGGCTGAGGCGTTGGCGCAGTTGCGTCCTTATATAGCCGAGCATTTGCTGGCGGGTGGTGCGATGCATCACATCACGCGGCATGTGCTGGGCCTGGGTACGGGGTTCCCGGGGGCTCGGAAATTCCGTCAGTTGTTGTCGGTGGATATTCACAAGGCCAAGGATCCGCTGGCGTTGCTGGATCAGGCTGCCGAGTTGCTTGAAGGGCGTTAATCCTCTCCTCTTACACTGCGCCAGGCGGATTGCTCCGCCTGGCGTCAGCATTCAGGCGGCCGCTGCTGCGGTCCAGTTGACCCAGCCAAACAGCCACGTTGCCAGAATCAACAAACCAAACGCGATCCGATACCACGCGAACGCGGCATAACTGTGGTTGGCAATAAACTTCAGCAACCCACGCACGGCGATCATCGCGAAGATAAATGCGGTGACGAAGCCGAGGGCGAAGACTGGCAGGTCGTTGGGTTGGAACAGGTCGCGGTACTTGTAGCCGGAGTAGACGGCGGCGCCGACCATGGTGGGCATGGCGAGGAAGAACGAGAATTCGGTGGCGGCTTTACGCGACAGGCCGAACAGCAGGCCGCCGATGATGGTCGAGCCGGAGCGCGAGGTGCCGGGAATCATCGCCAGGCATTGTACGAATCCGACTTTCAGTGCGTGAGACCAGCGCATGTCGTCGACGTGTTCGACGCTGATCACATGGCTGCGCTGTTCGGCCCACAGCATGATGATGCCGCCGACGACCAGGGCCACCGCGACGGTGATCGGGTTGAACAGGTATTCGTGGATCGCGTCGGCGAACAGCACGCCCAAGACCACGGCGGGCAGGAAGGCGATCAGCAAGTTGAGGGTGAAGCGTTGTGCATTGCGTTGAGTTGGCAGGCCTTTGATGATTTCAAAGATCTTCGGTCGAAACTCCCAGACGACGGCAAGGATGGCACCCAGTTGAATAATGATGTTGAAGGCCATGGCGCGTTCACCGCCGAATTCCAGCAAGTCGGCGACGATGATCTGGTGGCCGGTACTCGAGATCGGCAAGAACTCGGTCAGGCCTTCTAC